CTCATGCCCGATTTTCAGATTCTCGCACTCGGTTTTCAGATGCACATCGAGGACGTTGCCGATGATGGCCGTGATGAGCGAAGAGGTGCGGGATAACAGCTCGTCGTGGGTTTCCTTGTGCTTGGCCGCCTTGATGTCGGCAAGCAACATCACCGTCCGCAGGGCCTTTCCCGATAGATTGCTCAACGATTTTAGCGTGTCGAGCGAAATATTCGGGGTGAACGACTTGGAAAGGATATGATTCTGCAACCATTCGATTTCCTGTTTCTTGCTTTCCGGCGCACTATCCCATGTCAGGTACTTCGCTGCCTTATCCACGCCCTCGGAATCGTTCGTCACGAGCAGTTTCGCCGCCTCTTTCTTCTCCGGCAGGTTCTTGATAAGGTCGGCGGCCATGATGGCGATAGGATCGGCGAAATAGTCGTTTGTATCAGCGGTGCGTGAGCCGATCAGCTCCTCACGATGGATGAGCGTTTCGACGCCATTCCATTCCTTGTCCTGCTGGAAGAGGATGAGCGGAATCTTGCCGATGAAATTCACCTCCTCGACGACCTCCCATCCGATGCTCTTCCGCGTGCATCGGTAGATGATATTCGGGGTATAGATGTCGAAGTGATAGACGAGGCTGTTTTCCTGTTCCCGCACATAGTAGCCCCAAGCTATGGAGATCAGGTTTTCGTACTGATCCCATCGCGTGTAAATCTCATCACCCTTGCTTTTGGCAAGCACTCGAATCTGAACGTCCGGCGCATCGTTCGCATCGCGGAAAACACGGAACAGCATCGCGCTTTCGGTCTCCGATCCGGCGATGCGTTTGCATTGGCGGAGTTTGCTGTTGAAGTGAGTGCGCTCGATAACATCCTGAAATTTTTGGAACGCCCGATCTGTCCCTGTGGATTGCTGCGTCCATTTCACCGGACGGCCGTAGAGGAATACGAGTGCGATTTCATTGATGTAAACCTGATAAGGTATCGGCAGCTTCCATACCGGTTCGAGCCGGATGAAATTCCCCTTTTTGTCGGTAATGATCTTGTCCTCCCGCTTCATGATTTCATGGGAGGTTACTTCATACTCTTTGAGCGCGGCAATCGCCATATCCATACGGTTGCCCATGCGCTCCTTGACCGCCGAAATATCTTTGGCGGCCAACAGCTTCTCAAACTCCTGATTTCGTCCTACAAGAGCATTGAGATAATTGCGAAACAAATCAAATAGCATCATATCCTTAAATTTTTGGTTTACATCCCTAAACTCGACTTGCTCAATATGTCGTAATCTATATCATCATCCTCGTCATACAGGTCGTTGATCGCATATCCGAGAATATCGACGAACTCGTCGTGCGGCTGGCTCGGAAATCCGCATACTTCATCGAGAAAATCGTCGTTCCATGATCCCTCGACGATGAACACCCGCCCGCACTCCACACGCGGCGAAACGGCCCGCAATCGTACCTCCTTGTCATCGGTCGGCGTGGGTGTCCGCTTGACATTGAGGGTCGAAATTTCTTGAAGCATCTGTACCACGCTCTCGCCGTTGGCTTTCGGCTCGACATGGAGCTTGCTCTCGGAATTGCCGTCATGCGCCGCGATGTATTGAGGCAGAAACCGCAATAGGTCGGGCATCTCCTTATACACTTTCTGCGCGTCGATCAGATAGATGTAATTCCTGATACGGCAGGCTGCCAGTACGCCGCTGGGGTCGTTATCTTGGCCCTTTTTCTTCTTGTTATAGGCCGTATCGAGGTAGAAGTGTATCGGCTCGTTGAACCGCAGCGACCGGAACTCTGCCAGCGAGATCGTGCGGAACCAATCCCTTTTCACGATATTGCCGCCCTCGATGGTCGGGTGCTGCTGATACAGGGCATTGAACTCGCGCGGGGCACGGGCTTTCTGCTTCTGCAACTTCTCGATGGAGTGGCGCGACGGCCACAATGCGTCGCCGATATGCCGTTCGCTCAATCCGCTGTCGTATTCCTGTTCGCAGATCGCAGGGATGGCGAGTACCGTCCACTCCTGCGGCTCGGCTTTGAGGATGCGTCCGGCGAGGTCGTCCTCATGCCATCGCGTCATGATGAAGAGCTGCCGCGAATTATTGTGCAGACGGGTCGAAAGGACGGTGTTGTACCAATCCCACACCCGCTGTCGGTAAGTGATGGAGTTTGCCTCGTTTGCATCCTTTACCGGGTCGTCGATGATCGCAATATCGACGGGTGTACCTGTCAAAGAACCTCCTACGCCGACCGCTTTGTAAAAACCACGATGGCCGACCATTTCGAAAAGGTCAATATTTCTCAAATAGCCCCGTGCATCCATACGGGTATTCGAGCCATTGAGGTAGGTAGCGGGAAATATTGCCTG